CATCCCGATAGCTCCAAACTGACCAGAATCGTCAAACCAGATATCCGAATACCACGGCACCACGGAAGATATCTCAGTTTCCGGGTTGTATCCGAAAAACTCATACCCGTTAAACATGTTCCACGGCTCTAAAGACCAATACCCAGCCAGATAAATAGTACCGTTAACAATCTGGAATGCTCTTTGATCGTCGCCATCGGACAAAGCCCAGACGAAAAAACCGTTGTCAGACTCGCGCACGGGGAACGTCACGACTTCGCGGAATTTACTTCCCGGTACACGTGCGAAAACAACCGGGACGCCTGTTTCCATAGAAACAGCATATTCCCGGCCTGTTGCCATGTCGGTGCGAAACGCTGCGATGGAGTGCTCTTGGCCGTCTTCAAAGGCTATACCTGGGCCTTTGCGGGACGCTTTTAAAAAGCCGTAGCTGGTGTTCGGTTCAGTGAGATGGCTACGCGAGTTGTGGAACGGGTAGAAAACCACTCCCTTAGAAGAGCCGACTACCGACCCGACACGCATAAGCCGCTTGGTTTTGTAGTCGTACACCGACACCATCAGCTTGCCTTCTTCCGCAGGAGCCGCGAGGAGCAGGTGCCCGGTGTTCGCACCCATCAGCACGATCTTTCCCCCTGTCGCAGCGTTGGCCTGTACGATAATGGTGAACCCATCAATCGAGTGTATCTGATCCATGAACTCTAGACCTGCCGCTTTTCTGGTCGCTTCTAGGAGTGTCCATTTGCGCTTGGCGTATCCTATGTATTTGGCAGCATCCGCCGACAAGACCTGTATCCGCATCACACCCTCCGCGATAACGGGACAGGGATAAGCCGAATTGCGTTCGTGGTGAACCGAGAACCTGATGCGTTGCGCAGTTCTATCTGCCAGTACCGCCCACTCAACCCTCTTCCTGGCTTAATCCTTACAGGCTCCAAAACATCGTCAGACACAGCAGCCGTGTACGCATAAAGCGCCCCTCCATCGGTAGCGAGCCCTACCGAGACGGTGCCAACTTCATCTGCTCTGATGGAGGGATGAGCGCTATCCATCCGCTTCTCTTTATCAGTGCCAAGGTTAGATGCTCCGAAAGTAGCTATAGCCTCTATAGCAGTTCCGGCATCGTCGTCTCCCGTAAGGATGTAGATACCATCAGCAGCGCAGCCGTAATAGCTGGCGCCCAACCGGAAAAAACTATTGAAGCTGAAATTAGTGTAGGTGCTGTGTCCAGCGTTTTTGACGTTGACCGCCCAGGTATCGAACCCGCTGAGGACTGTCGTAGGCCAGCTGGCGCTTATTGAAGGAGCTACCGCCGCTACAACAACATCCCATGTTACCTCTTCGTAGATAGACCCTGATACGCTAGGTGCAGGGGTCGAGATAGCTGTTGCCTTCTCGGCACGGATGGTAGCTCGCATTACTACTGCAGGAAGACTTAAAGCCCCTGAAATCAAACCTCCTGTAAGAATGGCGGCAGATACGGCGGGAGGCTCTGGGGATATCGCTGCAACCCATCCGAGACTGGTAGGTCCTTTGACTACAACCGCAGGCACTCGGATGCCTGCTGCCCACGGAGGTGCGGACATCTGCGCACTGATAGTTGGCGCAGGTAGGCTGACAGCGCCGGAGAAGTCGGATACAAACCCTGCTATCTCCGGCGCTGGTGTCGTCAGTGCTACGGTCTCAGTTGAGAACCCCACAAGGCCTCCTTAGTCGTTGGCCGGTATCGTGATCGTGAAGGTGTTGATGGTCTGCACAGACGAGAGGGCAATCGCAGTGGATGCGATGTTAATATCGCCTCCGCTTGTTGCAATAGACCCGTCGAACCGGACATCCGTAGTTGATATGCCGGACACAGAGCTTCCACCTGCCACATACCTGAACCACCCGGCAGTGCCTGCCGATGAGGCCGTGGCTTGCCATACGGTGGTCTCTTTAGACAGCACCCCAGAAGCGGCAGGATGTTGAAAGTTCAGCCCGTTGACTGCGGTAGTTCCTGCCGAAGGCGATCCCGTACCTCCAAAAGCTGCCGAGGTCCCTCCGTTCACGGAAGCACCAAGCGTGGTAGCGGTGGCGGCAATCGTCAGACCATCTCCACTCGCTCCGAGCCAGTACGGGAGGGATAGAGTCACTACCGCAGCACTGGAGGTCGCGGTGATGTTGAGAGGGTTCTGCCGAGCGTTGATATTCGCAGCGACTGCGGCTGCGGTGGTGGTCAAGTCAGTGTCAAACGAGACAGCAGCACTGAGTAGGTTGTACCCGGCCCCGCCGACCTTCACCGTGTCCAGAGATCCTGAACCTCCGGATAGGGTTATGCTGGCCTGAGACCTGACTGGTGCAGTGTAAGTACCGCCGGATAAGGTGAATGTAGCAAGCAACGTGCCTGTAACATCCTGGTCTGCGTCCGTGGGTTGTGTTCCACTGTAGACGTACAGGCGCCCGTCCATGAGAGCTTCACGCCATCCATATCCCCCTGCAATAGCGTTGCGACAACCGGTAGAAAATCTAAGAGCCATTCCGCCCTCCTTTTAAGAGTAAATGTTATATTCGGTAGAAGGACTTCGCACCGTACTTACAAAGTGAACCGCCCCACCGGCCTGCCGGAGCATCGAAGCTCCTGCCGTGCCAGGCTTCATGGCTACTCGCCCTTCAGATAGATTTACAAAACGCCCTCCGGCATCGCCAGCGCAGACGCCTCGGTCGGAGCGCCACATAACTATGTTGCCTGTCAACCCTACATCACCGAACCACTCGGCTTTGCCCGGTACAGCAGTGCCTGCAATGGCGGTATACGGGGCGATGTCGCGGAACGACTCATCTCCTTTCGCCAAAAACGCCGTGCATCCTTTGTAGGACACCCACAAACCCCCGCCGGTCTCGTCCTTGACGCTCTGGAGCATGGATACCTCTGCTGGGAAGGGAACATGGGCTGTACGCTCGTCGTACTGCTCGATGTTGAAAGCATCTGACTTATAAACAACAGACCCTGCAGCGACCCACAAGCAGCCATTATGGAACGCCAGGGCTTGGCCCGCGGGCATCTTGTGCTTGAACTGGTCGGGCGCCTCTTGGAAAAGATGAGCTCCGGTGCTATCTATGAACCCGATGTCGGTGCCGTTGGTGAACACAACAACGGAGTTTATTTGTGTAAAGACCGCTGTATCGTTCGTACTCAACGTCAACAGGTCTGCTGTGCTCGTTCCGTCAAACCGTTTCAACACGGAGTCTTCAACAAACAGCGCAGTGCTAGACCCATCGTGTGCCCACCCGCTGTGAGGTGCCCCAGATACTGCCAGCACATAGCCTTGGCGGACAGACGCTTCTTGGGCGTTGCCAATGTCAATGTTCTGCACCCGTGTCTGATAGCGAAGCAACGGCACTCGCGCATCTTCAAACGCCCCCAGAATATCCGGAGGGAGTACGTTGTTGACACCAGCGAATTTGAGAGTGACCTCGGCCATTTTACGTCCTATATGCCGGTGCTGTGCCCACCCGAGTTTCCTGCCCTTGATACCGGCGCAGAGCTACGACACCATCAGAAACATACATACGGTACTCGTCCAGGTGATGCGAGGCTTTAATCTTGTCCTGCTTCTCTTGGTCGTGGTGTGCGAACGCTTTAAACGCCGCCCACTCCACGCACGCTCTCTGGAACCTTGCTGGGATCTCTGGCTCCGCCCCGGTGTCGTTGAGTGCATTGACGCTGTAGCGCCACACCCTCAGACTGAAAATCTCCCCTGCAACATCGGCCGAAGGGGTCGGATGCAGTGTAATAATGCCAGTTTCCTTGTCCGTCTGCCAAGCACTTGGTCGTCCTGATTGAGAAATGTCGGCTATACTATGCAGAGGTGTCTGTGCTTCTCCACGGTCTGCCTCCTCAAACTTCCCAAGTCTCATGTTGCCGTCCTTCACATCCATGACCTGGATAACCCGGTCAGGGATTGCGTAGGAGGCCACACCCTCAACAAGCGTCAGAGTGTAAGTAGACGCATCACGAAAGTACCCGGTATCCTCGCAGAACTTGTCCTGCCCTTCAGCAAGATACGCAAGCAAACGCACATCAGACCAAGCGTATGGTGCAACGTCGTCGTCGATAACTTCACGCAATTCTGCGAGCATCTCCGCACGGGTCATTGGATGTACTTGCCTCCCTTAACCAGCCGCCACGGGATCGCCGAGCGGTCCGAGCGGACCAGCTGCATCTTCTTGGGGTTTTTGGGGTCGGGTACATGCCGGTAATGGGCGGCGACCGAGGTGCGCAACATGTTGACAATCGACGGCGGCACCGCCACGTCCACCCCGCGCATGACCTGCAACTCATGGCCGAACGGCTGGCCGTTTCTCAAGGTGCCGTGGGCGGCGAGGTACTCGTAGTTCGGCTTGTCCTCATCCATCTCGATGTGGATGATCGGCCAGTTGTCGCGGTCAAGCTCCGGGTCGATGGCTTCTTTCTTACTGCGTTTGGCGGGCACCTCGGCAGGTGCTGTGTCGCCCAGGTCAATCCCGAAGTCAGTGTTGGCATCAGACATAATAAAATCCCTCCTGTGAGTGTTACTGCGCCGCCTTGTCGAAGGCGGTGTCGAAGTCGTCTTCCGTGGTGTACTCTTCGTCCAGCATCGGCATGAGCTTGGCGATCAGGGCGGCCACCTCATCGGCGTCCTTGGCGATGTACTGCTTCTCGCGGGAACCTGGATATGATGCAGTCATGCCCTCGGCCTCTTTCTCCTTGCCGGGCTTGATCGGGACGCTGCACTCGACCACGTAGCCGTTTGCGGCCTTTCCCACGCTAATCATTTTTGACATATACATTCGCGTCTCCTTGGTTGGTCAGGCGTTCAATAAGAGGCAGGAAGTTCCTGCCCCCGGTTGAGCGTTTGACGCTTACTTGTCGGCGATATTCGCCCACAGGATGGTCACGGTGCCGGTAAAGGCCGCCGTTCCTGCGGTGTGCGTGGCATCGTCGTCAATGACGAAGTTGAGGTACAGATCCTTGGCGGTGGAGCTGCCGTCGAACCAGCGGGCGCCGGACTCGGTAAGGGCGGTAGCCACCGATGCGGCAGAGACCACCCCGATCTTGTCGGCTGCGCCTGCGGAGACGGCTACGGAGGGCATGATGTCCGCTTCGGTGCCGGTCAGGGTCGCACCGGTGGTGGCGGTAGCGGTGCCCAGGGCTACGTCGCCGTCCCAGTTGTCGATGATGGTGCCGGTTACGCCGGCCGTGATGGAGCCGGACACGACCGCGCCGAGAGTGCAGATCACGCCCTCGGGGAAGTCGTAAATCTTGACGCCTCCGTACTGCGCCACACCGGCATCGTCGGTGATGGTGACAGGCAGGGCGGTACACTTGAGCGTGGTCTTGTAGAACACGCCGGTGTTGGCCTCGGTGGCGACGACGGTGGCCGAGGCACTGGTGCCTGCTCCGGACACGGCGATCTTGGGAGCGCCGCCAGCGTGGGAGACAAGCTCCTCGCAGACGACACGGTTGGCTTTGAGTTCGTTTACGCGCATGGTTTTCTCCTTGTCGGCAGGGCACATGGCCCGCCCGGACGTTAGCGGAAGGCTACCCAGCGCACCACGTCCGAAGTGGTGTCACAGATGTCAACCCCGAGGGTGAAGCCGTTGGCGGTCAGGGTGATGGAGCCTGCGGCGTTGACCGAAACCTGCGTGGTGCCATGGTTGCTCATGTCGATCGAGGTGCCGTCGGTCATGCCGTCGAAGTGCTCGTAGGACGCTAGGTTGTTGACATTGATCGCTCGCACGTAGCGCGGGGCGAAGCCGCAGGTGATGGTCTGGGCCGCAGCAGGATCGGGCACAGTGACCGTGCCTTGGGCCATATACTGTTTGTTCATGGTGGTTCTCCTTTATAAAGAGGTGTAGCCCCCGTATTTCAGGGGGCTACATAGTCCGGTTTAGAGTTCAGGGGCCGCGCACTCGATACGTGCTCCCCAACTTTGGTTAAGCACTACCGCCGTGAAGTAGGTCTTCCAGCCGACGTAACCACGCTGACCCAAGGGGTCGGCGCCGTTCGGGGTGTTGGGGTTGAGGATGATGGGCTTGATGGCTTCCTTGCCCTTGAGCGGCACCAGGCCGAAGAAGTCCGGGGCTATGATCAGCACCGGGTAGACATCGGCGGAAGTACCGGTGGTGGAGATCATGGCGGTGCCGCTGCCGGCATACGCCCCGCCGCCGTCGGTCCATGCCTCGAACACGGTAGAGGTCAGGTAGCGCACGTCCTCGACTGCGCCCAGCTCGGACTCATACGGCGTCATGCTGCCGTAGTCTTCGACCGGCTTGAACCCGGCCATGCCACGGATGGTGGGCTCCATGTCGGGATGCACCAAGCCGATGAAGCTGGGCTTGACGTTCTCGGTGCCGAAATTCGGCGAACTGGAGATCTTCGTGGTGAACGGGCGCGCCAGCTGCCGCTTGAGGCTGCGGGTAGCCTTGCGCTGCAGGTTCAGGGTGTAACCGGTGTTGACATCGGTGCGGCCACTGCCGTTGGCGTAGAACACGTTGGTGCCGGCCTTGATGACGCCGAACGCCACGGTCTCCAGAGTCAGCGCCGCCTGCTCACCGATCATGCCGGAGTATTCCCGCAGCACCGGGTCGGTGTGGGTGTCGGCGATCACGTCGGTCAACTCCAGATAGTCACCGTACTGCGCCAGCGTGGCGGTGTAGTCGGTGGTGGTCGGCGAGCTGCCGGTAGGCGTAACGCCCTCGGTCAGCGGGGTGGTGGCCGCGCTGAGTCGCTCATAGCGACGGAACTTCTGCACCTTGGTCTGGTTCTTGCCGAGAGGTTTGGCTTGGCCGAACTGCTGAATTACCAGGTGGGGCTGGCCGCGTTTGAGCATCTCGACCGCCGCACTGGCGGCCACAGCGGGGGAAATGTCCCCATAGGTCGTGAGCATGGCTTTCTCCTTTTAGCTGGGGTTGGGGTTACGCCTTGGCGGCGAATTGTTCAAATGCACTATCGAAATCGGCAGGGTCCAGCCCTGCGGTCTTTACACTCTGGCGGCTGCGCACGCCCTCCTGAGCATCGAGTTTCTGTTCTTTTTCCTTGGCCTGCGCGTCCGCCTTGGCTTTGGCCGCCGCCTCCGCTTTGGCCTGCTCGGCGGCTTTTTGGTCGTCCTGCACCTTGCCGGCAGCCTGCTTGAAATGATCCAGCAGCTCGATGGTTTCCTTGGCGGTGCCTCTGTCGAGCACCTGGTTGTAGGCTGCTTTCAAAAAAGCCGGCTGCTGCTCCACCCACTGCTCCACCTGCGGCAGAATGTCGAAGGCGTCGGCATGGGATTTGGTGATCGTGTCCACGAACAGGTTTCCGGTCAGCGGCTGGATGGTCTGCACCACCGGTGCAAGACGCTCGTCGAACTGCGAGACAAGCTGCTCCTGCAACTGGGCGACCCGGTTCTCGTACTTGGCGCTGAGCGCCCGGAGTTGCGCGTCGAAGGCTTTGGCCACATCGGGGAAGTCCTTGCGAAACTCCTCGACCGCCTTGGCTTCCTCATCGGTCAGCTTCTCCGTAGACTCGCGCTCGGCCTTGAGCTTGTCGGCCTGCGCCTTGGCTTCATCCGCGACCCGCTGTTCCTCGGCTCGTCTGGCCTGCTCGGCGGCTTCATCGACCTTGGGGGCGACAGGCTTCTTGTTTTCCGGTTTGGGCTCATCGGCCTTGGGCTCATCGGCCTTGGGCTCATCGACCTTGGGCTCGTCGACCTTGGGCTCATCGACCTTGGGCTCATCGACCTTGGGCTCATCGACCTTGGGCTCATCGACCTTGGGCTCATCGACCTTGGGCTCGTCGGCAGGTATGTCCGTCCCACCCGCAGCCGCTTCAAACGCCAGGTCGAACGCATCCGGCGTCATGGTGTTATCGGTTTCGGCATCAATGATATTTGGCATAGAATCCTCCTAATACTCGCAGTGTAACATTATTACACAGTACGTGTCAACCTGCTACACTCAAAAAAGATAGCAGGTCTTTACACTCCTTGGCCCTGCCGCGCAGTTCCTCGGACTCCTCGGACTCCAAGCGATCGCGGTGGCGCTCGCGACGCAGGGTCAGCAGCTCAACCACCAAACGCAGCGTCTCTTGCTGCCGGTACGGCTCCAGTGTCTCCAGGATTTTTGCTTCGCGTTCCTTGCTCATTTTTCTTCGCTCCTTCGTAAACCTTCCGTGCTTCGGACTCACTTATGCCTTTGCCCGGGTTCAGAACTTCTGACACCCAAGAGAGCATTTTAAAAGCGTTGTATGTGCCGTCAGGGTTCTGGCACGCCTCTCCGAGTGTCATTGACTCGCGGGGGTCGCTCATCGCTCACCACCTGTTTGGTTCCGCATCTTCCGACGCTTTGCGTCTTCCACGGCGTCGAACACCACTCGACCATCGCCATCTGTCAAGTACCGCCCCTGATCGTCCCATTTGGGGGCGGTCGGCAGCGCCCCTTGCGACTCATGGCTATAAGTACGGTGGATCGGCGTTTTGTAGTAGTCCGTGAAATGTAACTTGCCATCGTACTGATCAACAGCGGAGCGAGCACGAGGGTTTCCCTCTTGCATATCCTTCCAAAATCCACGCATGTCGTATTCGTTAAACGCGTCATCTGGGTTAAAAGGGACTTGGTTTTCCTGCACCCATGTCCTGAACGTAGCCTCTTGCTCAGCTGGCAAGGTTGTCCAGTAATTCGCATCCATGCTGGCGTGTTTGCTCCACCTATCTCCGTACTCGTTCGCTCTGGCCGTATTGGCTGTCAGGGCTTCTGTTTGGGCCGCAGGTATCACTGTCCCGTTTTGCTCCGGCACCACAAGCTCAGGCCCTTGCTCGCCGACAAGGTAAGGCTTACCTTTTTCTACAGGCCCTCCAGCGGCACGCATCTGGATTTCTCCGCTCGCCCTGATCCCCTGCGTTCCTCGCTCTTTGGTTTGCTGCACCTGCGCAGCAGGGGCTTCTCCTTGATCGGCGGTAGCGGTTTCCAACAGCATCTTCAAATTCTCCAGTTGCGTGCGGCTGGCGGCGCTGTCGGCGTTGGCCACGTTCTGCTCCACCCGCGACAGAATTTCCTTGATGGTGGCATCGGCGGTGGCGGCGAGCATCTGCGTGTCCATGCGGCGCTTCTCGGTGTCGGCCATGGTCTTGTCGGTCTTGGCCTGGGTCAGCCCCTGCTCGATCTGGCTGGCCTGCGAGGCGGCCTGCTGCATATTGCCGATGATCTGCATGGCCTCGTCGCGCGGCAGCAACCGGTCTACTGGCAGGTCGCGGCTCTTGAGGCGGTCCACCAGCAATCCGTAGGTGTCGAGAATGGCGCGCTCTTCGGGGGTGAGCGTTTGCACAAACTGGTCGAGCGCCGCCCCGCGTACTTCCTTGGACACCAGCGAGATGGTGCCTTTGCCCCGCGCCTGGTAGTCGCCCTTGATCTCTTCCTTGTCGTTGAACTCCATGTTCCACTTGAGCATGGCCCCGATCAGCGAGGCGGTGAATTTGTCGAACGCGCGCACCGTGTCCTTGGTGACCATGTTGGCCCCACCCATCATCATCGACATATTGTTGCTGGTGCGAAACGCCTCGCCGAGCGGCTGCTGCATCCCGCCCATGGTGAAGGCCGGCAGGTTGCTCTCGATGTCGAGTTGCTGGCGCTGCATCTGGATGATGTTGAGGATCTCGCCCACATGCGACTGCGTGGCGATGTCGCGCACGGCCGGGTAGTTGGCCTCGTTGCCGAGGCCCTCGCGCTCGATGACCTTGAACGCATGAATCGGCCCGATGCTCTTGCGGCCTTTGGCCAACAGTTCGACGTTGACCTCCAACAGCGGCCCGGCTGTGGCGGCCATGTTGTCCATCAGGGCTCGGGTGCTGGCGCACAGGCTCATCTGCGAGTCGCGCACCTCTTCCGGCAACCCCACCCCGGTCAGTCCGGAGTCCTCATCCTCGGTGTAGATGAAGGCGTGGTATTGGTCGGAGGGGCGTTCGCCGAACACCGCTTTGGAGGCTTTGATGATTACGTTATCCACGAACCACACGTCGGCCAGCAGCTCCTGGTCGAGTTCGTCGTCCTTGACCTCCACCCCTGCGGCGGCCAGGTCGTGCGCGGAGACAAAGCCGAGCATCCGGTACAACTCATAACGGCGGCGCTGGCGGTCGGCGAGATTGGCGGTGCCGGACAGGTTGTGTAGTTCGGCCTCGAAGTTCTGCGCTGTGTAGTTGCCCGAGGTGTGGTCACGCAGGTATTGCTTGATGGCCGAGGCGATAAAGTCGGGGCGCTTGGCCAGCTCCCGAAAGTCGTGGCGGGTCAGCACCATGCGCTCGAAAATCCGGTCTTGGTCGGACCAGGAGCGCGCCGACAGGTCGGGGTAGATGTCCCACGCCCTCACGTATTCCGGATAGGGGCGCCGGATCTTCTTGGTCTTGGCCACGTAAGTGCCGGTCAGTGGGTCAGGCTCCCACACCCGCTCGGTCTGCGTGCGCACCATCGGGCCGCGCACCACGCCGAAACCGTAAATGTAGCCGCTGCGCACCACGCGCTTGGCCATCTGCGGGTAGTCGATGTCGGGGTCGGCCAGCTGGTCGGCGATCTCCTGCTCCATGGCGTCCTTGCGCTGCTCGGCAAACGCCTTCACCTCGCGCTCGATGGCGGCGCTGTCGATGGGCATGGGCGGACGCTGCTCCTGCTGCGCGGCCATCATCTCCTGCTGGTTCAGGGTGTCGATGATGCCCTGCAGGTCTGCTTGCGGGATGGACGGGGCAGGCGTCACCGCCAGTTCCCAGTTGCGCTCCTGCGAAGGGAACATCATTTCCATCAGCTTGGCCACCCCGCCCTTGACCTTGACCCGCGTATCGCGGGGGTAGACGTGGGAGCGTTCCTCGGGGATCAGGGCCAGCACCTCGGGGTCGTACTTGCCCAGGTACTGACGCAGGTTGCGCAGCATCTGCTGCTCGATGAGGGCGCGGTCGTTGATGAAGGCGCCCAGTTCCTGCTTGGCAAACGCCCCGAGTTTGGCGATACCTTCTTGGTTGATGTTCATTGGCGTTCTCCGTCGCTTTTAAGTACTATTTTCGGCCATATAACCTTCATGGCCCATTCGATGATATACGCCTCGACTTCTCTGTTTTTGTCTTGTATGCCTAAGAAATCAACTGCCGCAGACGCAAAGTGATGCACCTCATGTGCGAACACGCCTATCTCTGGTTCTTTGAGCCACACAAAAGATCCGCACTGGCAGCCAGCACCTGTAGGCTCACTGGCATCCCCACCGTACTCCTCACATTTCTTCGTAAACCTGATCTTTTCCTTCTCCCCTACAAAGACCCACAGGGGGCTGTTGAGCAAAGGAACTCGGCTTTTTAGGAGCATATCAGTACCCTTCTCTTTGCGCGGGGCGATAGGTTGTCGTATGGTCAAGGGGGTTGAAGTTCTCATAAGTTACATAGTCGGACGGGTCGTACTTGCCGGAAAGGAGGAACAGGAGCCCGTACTGCAGCGCCTCTGCGGCGTGCGAGTGTTTGGTCTTGTCCGGCGTAGCTGCGAAGTCACCCGTTGCTTTGATCTTGGCGTATCGGTACTTGCTCCGCAGTGCCTCGATGATCCATTTACATGATGGGTCGATCTGGAACAGCGGCTCGCCGTCCGGGTACTGACAAAGGGCCTGCTCGCCTGCCTGGATACGAACCTTCGGGTCGTTTGTCGCTGCAGGTCGGACCCTGGCGTGGTCGAGGGCGAAGATGTCTTTCAGCACTTTGAACGCCGAAGACTCGTCCGAATCCGCGCGTCTGCTCCCTGCCGGGTCGCCTATGAAGATAAGCGGGTTGTGAGGGAAGAAGTTTTTTATGATCGGACGTAGGTGGTTGAGCGCAAAGCGCTTCATCCCCATGTCAAATGCGTAGGCTTCACGTAGCAGTCTGATCCGACCGTCCAGCCCCAGCTGCAAAAAAGTAGCGGCGGGCGTAAGCCCGCAGTCAAAGGAGATGACGACGGGAAGCGACGGGTCGATGGGCAGCGTTTTGCTGGAGACATGCTTCTCTGTTTTGAAAGTCGTGCTGTAGACCGGCTTGCCATACATCGACGGGGAG